CGACGCGATGCTGCTGCACGACTGGCGCGCACGGCGGGAGATCGTGCAGCTCATGGGGGACAGCGTCCGTAAGGGCGTCGAGCTCGAGCTGCCAGCGTGGGTCGACGAGGCCGCCGTGATGTCCGAGCTCGAGGGCAAGGTGGTCGACGGGCGGCGAGAGTCGGGCCTGCTCGGGCAGCTCGGGGAGCTCCTGGGCACGGGCAACGCCTACGCCGGGGCCGTGCTGATCGCGGTCACCGACGACGAGGTCCCGGCTTGGGAGCCTCTCGACCCGAACAACCTGCGCGCCGTCACCGCGTGGGAAGTGGTGGATCGGTGGTCGATCTGGCCGCACCGCAAGGGCGGGGCTGGCACCCCGGTGGATTTCTGGCTGCTCACGGGCCTCGGCATGGCCGTTGAGCGCTCGTCCCAGATCGTCCACCCATCGCGCGTCCTCGTGCATGCCGGAATGTGGATGCCTCGCCGGTGGCGCGAGCTGCGTGATGGGTGGGGCGCATCGGTGCTCGAGTTGCTGCGAGACCAGCGGGACACGCTCGCTACCGGACACGCCCAGCTCGGGCGGCTGCTCATGCGCAGCTCCCAAGATGTGGTGGTGCTCGCTGAGTTGACCGAACTGCTCGAGGAGAAGGGCGAGGCCGCGGTCGCGCAGCGCCTCGCCGTGATGAACACGGGCATGACCTCGACGGGGCTGCTCGTGCTCGACGGCGGCATGGACAAGACAGCACTGGGGCAGGAGCAGGCTCGACGCGCGGACGCGTTCGCCACCATGGGCCGGCCGCTCGGTGGCGCCAAGGACATCGCCGAGTTGCAACACGACGACTGGCGGCGCGGGTCCGCCATGCCTGCGGTGGTCGCTGACGGCGAGGTAGCCTCCGGTGGCCTGAACTCCGGCGAGGCCGCGGGGGCGTGGCGCGCTTGGGGTGGTACCGTCTCCGCTGTACAGCAGAGCACGGTCACGCCGTGGCTCAACTGGGGCCTCGGGTTGATCTTCGCGTCGAAGGACGGCCCCACAGGCGGCCGAGTCCCCGAAGAGTGGACAGCCAAATGGGTGCCGATCGCAGACGACGACGCCGAGGTCGTGGCCAAGACGGACAAACTCCGCGCCGAGGTCGACGAGATTCAAGAGCGCATGGGCGTCCTGCGTGCCGCGCCGATCCGCAAGTGGCGCGCGGTCGATGGCAAGGGCGGCCAGGTGCGCGTCGAGGAGAGCGACCTGCTGCCAGAGCCGACCGAAGAGGACATCGCAGCCGCGCTCGCTGGCGAGGGGGGGCTACAGGCCGCGGCCGGTGAGGACGTCCAGCGCCAAGCGCTCAACGGCGCCCAGATGAACGCGCTCATGGAGCTGTCGCTGGCGGTCTCCAACGGGGAGCTACCGCCCGAGGTCGCCGCGTGGCTCGTGGAGCTGTCCGTGCCCGGCCTCGATACCGCCGGCACCCAGGCGGCCCTCGCAGCTGCGCAACGGTTCGGCGCGAGCAAGCCCAAGCCGGTCGAGGCAGCGCCTACCCAGGACGGCCTAGCGGTCGCGCGGAGGTTCGTCGATGCGTTCGGGCTCGACGTCTCCAGCAGGCGGGATGCTTGGGGCGTCGCGCTGGGCTAGCCGAGCTAGCGTCGGCGTGGCGTCCTCGTCATCGAGCGCCTGTTCGAGCACGAGCAGGGGTGTTGGGCGGTCACAGCAGAACCCATCCATCCGCGAGCCACACGTGCTCGGGTGACGGTCGGCCGGGGCGTTCTTTGGCGGGTTGGCACTGCGGGCACTCAGCAGCCTCGCCGACGCCGACGACCGTCCCGCCAATGTAGTGGGGCTTTACCTCGCCGGTCCAGTCGGGTGCGGGCACGAGGTCGTGGCCATCGTGCATGAGGACGCCGCTGCCCTTGCAGGCGTCGCACCCTATGCCTACAGCGCGCTCGAGCACCATGGCGATCCTGCGAGTCTCCCCCGGCATGGTCTCGCAGACGGCCTCGATGTAGTCCTCCAGCAGCTCGGGCGTGGCCTCGGGCGGCTTGGCGATGAACGGGCGCTCATGCGGCCACCGCTTGAACTCTTCGACCTCGACGGTGACCGCGAACCCCGGCGCCGTTCGAGGGTCGTCGTGCTCGCTCGTGTCCACGCGGATAGTCTCGGGTTTGATGGTCGCCATGGCGGCTAGCCCTCCCCCTTGGCGGTCATCCCCATGCAATACCGAAAACGCGCCGACGACAGCTGCCGCTCAAGGTCTTGACGCTTCAGCCACCGCCAGCCTGGAGTCTCTGCGAGCTGGACCTCAAGGTCGCGTACTTCCTGGTCAGCGAACTCATGTGTCGTGTTTCCCATGCTGTACCCTACCACGGATGGCACGCCTCACCGCATGGGTTCCACCGCTCGCCCTCGCAACTCCGCTCGTGGACCTCATCGTCCGAGCCGAGACCAAGGCCCTCGATGTCATCATCCCCGAGCTGCGCCGTGACGACCTCGATGACGCCGAGCAGTCCCTCGATGAAGTCGCCCGGACGCTGCTCCGGTGGATGGGCAACGATGCAATTCATAGCGTCGTGACGGACATGGGCGAGACCACGCGCTCACGATCGGACGCTCACTGGCGAGGCGAGGTCAGCGGGGCGCTCGGGGAGACCGTCGCCCTGGAGACCGGCATGACCAGGGAGACCACGCAGCTCTGGATCGCGGAGAACACCGCGCGGATCGAGGGGCTCCGGGACGAGACCCTCCGGCGCATGCGAGACGACATCGAGACCGCGGTGCTGTCCAAGGCCAACCCGGACACCCTCGCGGCAAAGTGGGTGCGCGACGGGCTGCCCACCCGAAACGGCAACCTGCGCGGCAGGGCGAACGTGATCGCCCGCGACCAGCTCGGCAAGCTCGCGGGGCAGGTCGCCGAACAGCAGCAGCGCGCGCTCGGTCTCACCGAGTACATGTGGGACGACCGGCCAGCGGTGCCGCGTAATCAGCGAGCGGTCCACCGTGGTCGGCGAGGGGCTCGGTACCGGTGGGACGGTGCCCCGCCTGGAGGCCACCCGGGGCACGCGATCATGTGCGGGTGTCGGGCGGTGGCGTCGGTGCCGCTGGCTCAACTTCGCTCGGTGTTCGAATAGCGCGAGCGATTCGGGCCTCGAGCTCGGCGCTCAGGTGGTAGCGAACAACCGGGCCGGGGTGGATCGTCTGCGGTGATGGGCGGTCTGCCCGCCAGGCGTCTGACCCTCGCAGGCCGAGATCGTCGAGGATGCTCACGACTTCACCCCGCGCCCGTTCTCCAACTCGATGATGCTGACCTGCGCGCGCTCGGCGGCATGGCCGGACAGCCGCCAGTCTGGCCCGGGAGCAAGCGAGCACCTGCGATCGTGCTCGGCCGGCGTCATGAGTTCGAGCGTGGTCGGCGAAATCTCGGTGCCCGCCCCGTCCCAGTGACCGACGATGAGCACGAGGTCGAGGCCCTCGCGTCCGAGCTGCGCGTTGATGTCTGCGAGCTTGACAGGGCGGCCGATCGGGACCTCGATGTTGGCCCTCAGGTGGTCGATCTCGACTTCACGAGCCATCGGTGACCTCGGCGACGAGCAGCCCGCACTCGACCATCTCGCGGCGTGTACACTCAATGGCGCCGAGCGCCCGGAGGCCAAGCGTGTTGGCGTAATCAATCATCTTGCAGATGCCCATCGGGGGCATCTTCGGCGGCTGTAGGACGCCTATCGACCACCCAGGTAATTCGCGTATCGCCAACGGCGTGGGTGCACTCGCGCCGTTCTCCTGGCGGGCACGACTCGATCCATTCGCGGTCGGCGATTGGCCTGAGGGCTACATCTTGATTTCCCATGGACCCACCCTACCACGTCAAGAAAGCGCAGCCCACCTCGACCCGACCGACCTGCGCGGGACATCCGAGAGGACGGCGTGTGCGTCGCTCATCGCGTCGATGATGTCGTCCTTGGCCTTGTCCTCGGGGTCGGGAAACGCGTAGACCTGCGAGGCGAACAGCGCCCCCATAGTCTCGGGAGCTGAGCCAGCGTCGGAGTGCGGCCGAGACATCCAAGCACCCTCGAGCACGAACCCGCGCGGCTGGTGCTCGAAGGTGTTCTCATCGACCTCGACCAACTCGAGCACCGCGGCTTTGCTCCGCTGCCCCAGCTCGAGCTCGCGGCTCATCTTCTGGGCGCGGACCTTCTTGTTTTTCAGCGGCGCGCGCACGACGACCTGCACACCCGGGAGAGCAGCACGCAGGCTCGAGCTCGTGTGCAGCACGTCCGACTTCCCCGCGGCGGCTGGGTCCTTGGGGATGCACTGGATGACGCTAGGCCCATCTGTCGCGGCCGTCTCACCCATGAGCCTGTCCACCCCCGGCGGCTCCTCGCGGCAGGCAACGACGTCGAGCACGTACCAATTCCCGTAGATGTCCCACCCCATGAGAACCCCCACCGTGTAGTCGGGGTCGGGGTTCGTCGCCGTGGGTCGGGTCGCGGCCTTGTCCCACGCTCGGCACTTGCGCACGATCTGCCCGAGCGGCTCGGTGACGCGGCCCCACCATGACCAGCGCAGCATCCCGCCCTTCTCCTCCCGCGCGAGCCAGTTCCCCCGGCGGTGCTGAGCCTCGACCACGGCGCCACGCCACGCGAGCTTGCCGACGTAGCGCGGATCCTCAGCGAGCAGGATCACGTTGTCCTCCACCAAGGCCGGCACGAACCCGAAGCTGAACACCTCGTCTGGCCCTCGGCCTGTGAGGCGTGAGGCTTCCTCGCGCGTGTCCGCCCATACCCGCTTCCCGCCCTGGCTCATGGCAAAGTACCGAAGCTGCCCGCTCAGGCTGCGGTCGGCGGTGCCATCCTCGCGCAGCCAAGGCCCAACCCACGCCCGGAGCTCGTGGTCCGGGTCGGGGTTGCAGGTCCAGCGCATGTACACGGGAGCGCCGCACGTGGAGCGGTTGCATGTCGCCATCCACATGAGGTCATCCATGCTGAAGTGGGTCGCCTCGTCGAACCCGATCAGCGCGTACTCCTGGCCCTGGAAACTCTCGATGTTCCGGCTCCCGAGATGAGCGAACTCAAGGCGAGCACCGCCGTCGCCGCCCCAGGTGACATCGAGGTAGGGTTGCTCTCGGAACACCGCGCCGGTGTTGGCAAAGCACCTCTTCGCCTTGGACCACAGGCCGCCAGCCTTGGTGATGTCCTTCAAGACCCGCCGGAGGATCAACCCGGTCCACCCAGGCACGTCGATGTAGCGAAGGACGTCGAGCAGCATCGCCCACGACTTCCCCCCGCCGCGCGCGCCACCGTAGAGCAGGATGTCCGCCTCGACCTCGAGGTATTGGGTCTGCGGGCCGAGCTGCGGGGCCGGGAGGTTCTCAAGGTGCTCGCGACCGCACCCGCAAGCGAGCGTGTAAACCGAGTCGCGCTCGTGTCCGGCGATGGCGTGGAGCCGCTCGCCGCACACGGCGCAGTCCGAATAGAGCTGTAATCCTAGGTCGAGCACGGCTAACGTAGTTCCACTCGGGACAGATCCGCCCTAGCTACCGTTTCGCGGGTCGCGCTCGATGACTTCCGCGTCCACCACGCGCTGCTCGTCTTGCTTCACAATCACCAGTTGGGTGCGCATTGGCGCACCCTTCTCGCCGGCTTGCTCAAGTTGGGCGGCCTCGCGTTTGGCCTTGGCCTGCATGGCGATGAGCTCGGGCGCAAAGGCGAGCTGCGCGAGGATGTCGCAGGACTTGGAGCAGGCGCGGGATTCGCCGTTGCCGGCGTGGTCCCACAGCAGCTTGAACAGCTGCGCGCGCCCATCGGGTGAGCCTGGGGCCGGGTAGCGATGGTCAGTGGTGGTGGATTCACCGGGGTCACCCATTGGAGGGTTGGCGGGGGCCGGGAGCATCCGGGGCGCGTGATGTGCGATGACCTCGGACCGGTGCCGAGCTGCCGCGACCTCGTCGGCGAACCCGGGGTGCGTCTTCAGGTAGCGCGAGAGTCGCCGGATGTTGACCCCCGCGGCTTGCGCAGCGTCCGCCAACTGTCCATGAGATTCGACGGCGTCTATCACCGCCTGGCGTGCGTCTGCGTCGTCTAGGGGGTGGCTTGCTGGCATAGTGTCTATCCGTGCGCGCGAGGGATGGACAGTCTCATGGACACCCATGGACACTACCACACCCCTGGCGTTGCCCGCGCCACCTTCTTGTCACACCGTGAATTCAACGCCGCCAACATCGCCCGGTTCCGCCGCCCCTGTGAAGACGCCGTCGCGCACTAGACTGCGCTGCTCGCGTTCTCGCCTTGCCTCCCGCTCCCTTCGTTGGCGGGCGTGCTCAGCTTCACCCCTTGCCCAGCGGGGCCGTTTGGCCAGGCTGCACCACGTCCGGTCACCAAACGCGCCAGACAAAATCGTGCGTGAACTGATCCTGGCGTCGAGGTCGGGCCGTTCTGACGGGTCCAACTCGCACACCCTGCTCAGGGTCCAGCGCTCGTATGGGTCTTGCCTGTGCTCCCCGCGGGGGCAGACCCGCGTCGCCGTGTGCTCTGGCTTGCCCTCGGCGCGGTGCCTTCGAATCCATTCGTAGGCAACGGTAGAGTTGATGCCGTGGGCGCGCATCCACCTGGGCCACTCTGTGCCAGCTGGAACGCAGCACTGGATATCGGCCGACCGCCGCATCACAGCCGGGCTCCACTCCTGGGCCGGGAGCTTGCCGCGGAGGTTGTGTCCGGTGCCGTGGCAGTCGGGGCACAGTTCGCCAAACCTCCCAGAGCCGGCCACGCGGGTTGGGTGCCACGGCGCCAACCCGTCGTCACGCAGACACCCCCCA